AATCAGGCAGAAACATTGAGGAGAATCAATAAATGAGCCAATCAGTAGAAGCTCCATATCCAGCATTTGCTGATATTGATGGACAACCTCTTGAAGATGGTTATATTAATATTGGTGCAGCGAATTTAAATCCAATTACTAATCCGATTACAGTTTATTGGAATAGTGGATTAACAATTACTGCTGCTCAACCTATAAGAACATCTGGTGGTTATCCTGTTTATCAGGGTACACCAGCTCGTTTTTATGTAGTTGCTGATTATAGTATTCAAGTTAAGGATAAAAAAGGCAATGTTGTTTATACTTCATTGAGTGATAATATTATTAGTGGTGGAATAATTGTTTTAAATGCCACAGGAACTGGTAGTCAAACAATATTTACAGTTAATTCTAATCCAAGTAATGTATATATTAATGGTGTTTATCAGAATCAAAATACTTACAGTTATGCCAATGGTAGTGTAACATTTAGTCAAGCACCACCATTTACATCAATAATCGAATTTGTCTTTGGTTAAGGAAAATTTATGTTAAAAACAATATCATCCATTACAAATGCACTTGGTGCTTTGAATTATAAAGGCACATGGAATGCCTTAACAAACAGTCCGACACTAGCTGATGGAACAGGTGCAAAAGGTGACTATTATGTGACTAGCACAGCAGGAACTCAGACTTTTGGTGGCTTGCTTTTATTCTTTGGCATAGGTGACTGGATAGTTTATAACGGTGCAGTCTGGCAACGAGTTGAAGGTGGCTCGGATGGTAATTTTGCAAATATAACTCTTAATTCTACCGATGCCGGTGCTAATGCAGCTCCATTATTAGATTTATACAGAGACTCAGCAACTCCTGCAGCTTCAGATACATTAGGTGAAATAGAGTTTAACGGTGAAGATTCAGCAGGTAATAAGCAACAATATGCACTTATTCATGCTTCCATTTTAAGTCCTACTTCAACAGCAGAACAAGGCCAACTTCATTTTGAAACTGCAACTGGTGGTGCATCTACTGAAAAGATGATTATTGGCACAAGTAATCTAGTGATTAATGAGATTGGTGCTGTATTTAATGTAAGAATAGAAGGTGATACAGATGCCAATTTATTCTTTTCAGATGCTACTAATAGTCGAATTGGTATAGGAACGATAAGTCCATCTACTAAACTTGATATAGTTGGTGGTGATGCAAGAATTGATAACGGTAATTTAGTTCTTGGTACATCAGCTAAAGGTTTAATAGATTCAACTGGTGTAAATACATTAACTTTAACTTCTACTCAAACAACCGTCAATAAAATACTTAGTGCAGTAAATTTTAGAACTTTATTTGGTGCTGGTTCTGTTCCTGGTCTTGGAACTGCCACAGTTCTCACTTTGTCCTCAGGTGTTCAGGGTGTTTACATTGTGCAAGCCAATTTCGGAGCACAAGGAAGTGACATTTATACTGGAGTTCTTATAGTTGCTGCAAACGCTGGTAGTTTTAGAATCGTAACGAATGGTAGTGGCACAAATTCGGTAATGACACTTTCGGGTGCAAATGTACAACTTACAAACGCAATCGGCAGCGCACTTGATTTTAGTGCTTCAGCAATTTTAATTGCAGGTTAAAGGAACAAAAAAATGTCTTTAACAAAAGTATCCTACTCAATGATTGAAGGTGGTGTTGTTAATGTCTTGGATTTTGGAGCAGTAGGTGACGGAGTTACAAACGATCAGCCAGCAGTACAAGCTGCTTTAGCATATTTATTTGCAAATAATAAAAACACATTATATTTTCCTGATGGGACTTTTTATTTTGGTTCTCCATTAACAGTTACATTTACCGTTGGTCGATCTTTAAGAATTATCGGCACATCATGTGCTGGTATGACTTCTGGTAATACTCCTCCTGGTGGAACTAGATTACTTGGTGCAGAAACCATTGAATCAATTATTTTATTAACTTGTCCTAGTTTAACAAGCCCTATATTTTATGGATTTGAATGTTCTAATATTAATTTTCAACAAGATTCAATATCTTTAGGTGCTGTTTGTGCAATTAAAAACATAGTTGGTAATGGCCCTACTCGACCATTTATTGTTAAAAATTGTAACTTTCGTGGATTTGCAAAAGCATTATCATCTGACTTAACTCAAGCACAAGCTCTTGATCCAACTATTAGTACTGGTGTTTGTGTTGCAAATATTACGCAAAATAGCTTTTATAGTAATACCTATGCTCTTTATGGCAAAGGACTTGGTGCATGGATGAACTTAAATTTTGTTAGTAATAACTGCGAACAAAATGGCAATGGATTATTTACAGAAGTTCAAGGTATTGCTGCTGGTTGCAATATTACTGATAACTTGCTAGAAGGACAACCAAATGCGATTGTGTTGAGTTGTGGTTTAGCAATGGTTAATATAGAACGCAATTATTTTGAAGGTAATACAGATACTTTAATATCTGTTTCATGCTCAAATAGTAGTAGTAAAGTTCGTGCTGTAAATAACTATAATATTACATCAGGTACTGCGTGTGGATTTGCTAACTGTCAATTAGAGTACGACAATACTATATCTGAAGTAAATTTAAGTTTGATCAATGGTAAATCAAAAATTGGTAGTGTTATAAGATACGCTGGTGCTGCTGCATTTAATTCCATTTCTTTAGATGTAAATTCAATTTCAAAACTTACTTCAGTATTTCCAGCAACCGTTACTGGTGGTGGTTATTCTGCCGTATCTGCAAGCCCACAAGTAACACCTATTGGTGCTGCGGTAAATGTTGAAGCTGTATCTACTATTGGAACATTAAAATCATACTCAGCAACATCTGGTTTTGCGTTAAATGACTGGATTGTATTTCAAGCATTAGTGCAAAAAGTAGCTGGTACTACTGTATACATCCAACTACTTACTGCTGCAACTGCTGATGCTGGCAATTCAGAACCATCTTTTTCAACTAATACGGAAAAAGGTGATTGGGTTTATGTTCAAATTATTATTCGTGCAACCACAGCTAGTGCATCTTCTTTTCAATATAGATGGCTTTCTAATGGAACAATCAATGTAACAGATACTTATATTTATAAAATTCCAACACAAGACACCATTGGCCCTGTTTATGTTTGTCTACCTAACCCATAAGGATATAAAATGCAAATTACTTTTAAATGGTCAATTAAAAAACTCGAAGTTGCACCTACATTAAATAATAGAGTTAATGTTGTTACGACAGTTAATTGGACTGTTGTAGGAACAGATAGCGAAAGCAACATTTCAGAAAGTTATTCTGGATTACGCAGTTTTTCTCTTGGCGATACTTTTGTATCTTACGATCAGCTAACAGAACAACAAGTTCTTGATTGGTGCTTTGAACCAGAAGTAAATGAAGTTAAGAACTTTGAAGGTACTGTAATAAGCACTAGCACAAGAGTTATAAAAGATGAAGGTGAAGCAGAAGTTACTAAACAAATTCAACAATCAATAGCTCAAAAAGCAATTACACCTGCATTACCTTGGGCATTATAAATAATAGGAGTTTTAAATGGCACAGAATAGTCAAATTGCATTTGCACCACTTGGAGAAACGGTAGTAGTCGCTGCTGCTGCATCTGCACCAACTGGAGTACAAGCACTTGTTGATGCAAGGTTTGATGCACAATCAACAGGACAATATCGAATCATTAATTCAAGTTCTAATATTGTATTTTTAGGAGTAGGTTCAACTGCTGCACTTGCGACTGCTAATGCTGTTGCACCGATAGCTGGTGATCCAAGTCCTGCGATTGTATTAGTGCCTGGTGCTGTTGAAGTCTTACGATTTACTCGTGAAGCCTACTTTAGTGGATTAGCTACAAGTGCATCTACTGTATACATCGTTCAAGGCGAAGGTATGTAATGGAAGCAGAGAATGATAAGCGTATATCTGTACATGAGGCGATATGTGCTGAAAGATACCAGAGAATAGAGGAATCTTTTGAACGTGGTGCTAAACGTATGCAAAGAATTGAGTATATGCTTTATGCCCTTATTGTTATTACTTTTTTTGGCAAAGATAATTTTATGGAACTTGTACAAGCAGTAGTAATTAAATAATGGATACAGTAGACATACTAGCAAAGATATGGCCTCTGCTTGTGGGGTTTGTTACGCTAGTGATTGTTCTTGCCAAAATGGATAATAAAGTATCTGTCCTTGAAGAAAAAGTTAAAACATTATTTGAACTTTGGAATAAGAAATAATGCCAGAAGGATTTCTGATTGAAAAACTAGCACCAGCTCTAGGTGGTTTATTTGGTGGGCTAAGTCTAGCAATGTTCTGGACTCCTGAGAAACTACAAGAAAAAGGTAAGGTTGCATCGGTCTTTATTGCTGGTGGAATTTCTGCAATGGCAGGATTTGCATTCACCGGAATAGTAGCTGAGAAATTAAGCGTAAGTTCTGATAAATTAGATATGCTCATAGGATTGGCATGGATTCTAGGTCTGTGTAGTGTAGCTGTTATTAATTGGGTATCTAATTACATGGTTAAGCGTGAACACATGGATATTGGTGAAGTAGCAGACGAGATTAAACAAAAAAGAGCAAAGAAATGACAGTAATTCATTGGCTCATGGCTATTTTAGTAATGGAACTAATTGCAGTCTTTATAGTAGCTTTCTTAGCGTTTTCAGGATTCTTTACTGATATGCGAATGCTATCCAAGATTGGCATTTTTGTAATGACTACTGGGCTTATGGTTCAGGTTATGCGTTCATTACACTTCTTTGAGTTTGGTTCATATCCTATAGATACTTTGTTTCCTTTGTGGATAACTAAGGATATTGGTGCATCTATTATCATATTTGACTTGGCATTATTACACTTTAGAAAGGCTAAATAATGTTTGGAATAGACGATATTATTTCTGTTGGTATGAAGGTCTTAGACAAGGTAATTCCTGATCCAGAACAAAAAGCTAAAGCACAATTAGATTTACAAGAACTTGCTCAAAAAGGTGAATTAGCCCATATACAAGCAGATATTGATAGGTTTAAGGCAGAAGTAGAAGATAGAGATTCAGCTAGGAAAGCCCATGCAGAAGTTGCTACAAGTGCCAATTCAACGCAATTAGACAAGGCTGTAGTGCCTCTTTTGGCATTGGGTGTAGTAGGACTAGCATTTATGTTAATAGCAGTCTTAATGTTCGTAGATACACCTGATAATCAACAGCAATTAGTTATCTTTGCACTAGGTTTTGTAACAAGTGCTGCTGGTCAAGTTCTATCATTTTATTTCGGTTCAAGCCAAGGCAGTAAAGATAAAACTAAAGAAATACAAGGAATGATTAAAAATGATAAGTAACTGGGATAAGTCGTTTGATATGGTGATTGCCCACGAAGGTGGTTTTACTAATGATGAACGAGACCCTGGTAATAAGTTACCAAATGGTCGTAAAGGTTCTACCATGTGGGGTTGTACTCAAGCCGTTTGGGAAAGATACCTAGGGCATGAAGTTACTCAAGACGATATGAAAGCATTAAAGAAGGATGATGTTAAGCCTCTATATAAGCGAGACTACTGGGATGCCGTAAAGGGTGATGATTTACCCATTGGGGTTGATTATGCTGTATTTGATTTCGCGATTAACGCTGGGCCAATGGCTGCTCGTAAGATGATTCAAAGAGCATTGGGTGTTACTCCTGATGGTGCGATTGGTGCAATTACTCTGAAGGCAATCCAAGAAGCTGATGGATTAGAATTACTTGATAAGTTTAGCCAAAGCAAAGAAGCATTTTATAAAGCCTTACCTACATTTGAAACCTATGGTAAGGGATGGTTGAGACGAGTTGCTGATGTTAAAACATCTGCCTCAACCATGATTGGCTAATTACCAGAACCAATTTTTAAATAACATCCACCAAGAAACCTCTTTTTTAAGGAGTGCTTCTTGGAGATTAAGCATATCTCGATCATTCTCAAAATATGCTCGTGGTTGGCAATTAATCCCTATCTGAAAACCTGTTCGAGTCGTGTATGGAGTCATGGTTTTGATACCAATCTGTACATTTTAAACTTGCGACTTTCATGCCATCTGTCCTCGATAATGTAACCCTTGGCTCGAAGTTCTCCAACTCTGGTGCTTAACTTCATCGTTCCAGCTTTGTGTAGTGCATCAAGAGGGCTAATCCATTTACTAAGTGCAATAACAATCAATTCGTATTGGCTCATCATGTTCTCCTTAAAATGGGACATCTTCAGGTATATCATTCAAACTTTTAGGAAATGCGTCTTTAATAGGTTCAGGATCGTTCAAATAAGCAATCAAGCAACCATCTTTTAAACTAAGTAATGGGATAGTCTCTAGCTTTAGCATGAGGCCATTCTTAGTCTCTAGGATGATTCCTATGCTCTGATACTTCTTCTTTGCCTTACCATCTTTATCTTGGTACTCTGATACTGCAGCTTTGATGTAATATTTAATAGCCATTTCATTCACCTTTCATTAGATTCGCTTCAACTTCTACTTCATTCAAGAACTTCAAAACTTCTTCTTCCATCTTCTTAATAAATTCTTCTTCTCTCAATACTTCTTCAATATACAACTGTGATCGAGCTGGCATCCTTGGGTCGAATGATACAAACCAGACCGACTTAGCACCGGTGCAACTCATTTGGGCTTGGATTTGGGTATAGTATTTTGATGGGCAACCATCTTTGAAATATGACCAATGTACTGCTGATTGAAACGGACATTTTAATTCGAGTAAAGAATCACCAATAATGCCATCAGGACTGCATCCAAAGTCTTTAATCGTTGGATGATCTACGAATGCAACTTGGTCTACAAATACATTATGAGCAACCTCAAACGCTGTTCTAGCAGTCTGTTCGTTGTCCTTACCCCATTGCATAGCATCATTGGTATACGAGGCTTCTATAACCCCTGTAACCCTTTGTAAAGCCAACTCTATTAAATAATTGCCTCGTGATGCTGATACACCTGTTTTAGTCTTAGCCATAACATCGGCAACTCTTGATGCAGTTACTTTGCCTTTTCTGATCTGCAGCCAAGCATCAGTTCCTTGTTCTATCTCTTTATGTATCATTTTTTACTCTCTTTTTTAAACATCTTGCAAACTAATTTCCACTCCTCAAGCGTTGGCAAGATGTCAGGATTCATTATTAATTCACGCACCTGTGGTGAACAAGTATGTATAGAATGATGGGTAATTTCTTTACCGCACTTGACACAAGGAAACCATATTTGGTCAATAATGCATCTTATTGATTCAGTCATATATCCTTCCATTTCCAACCAAGCAATTCTTCGGTATTTTTAATTTGTTCGTCTGTTGGTTTTGTTAACATTGCAAAACGACAACTATCACCAAGAACCCAATAACCTACATAGGTTGGATTAATAAGTGCAAACTCTATTTTTGGTTCAGTCATTTCTCTTGTGCCTTTCTTAGTATTGCTCTTGCAAATGTATAAATATCACATTCCTTGGGTGCTAAATATTTATCACGAATATCTGATATTTCCTCATAAGTTAATTCACGCATTACATACAATGGTGTTAGGTTCAACCAAGGACTTGGTGGCAACTCTTTGAATAGAACTCCTTGCTCAGATATATAAGCAAATGGTTTCATCGATCACTCCTTTCTTGTTTAGCAGCTAAACACATTTCAGCAAACTTCTTAGGTACATCTGGATGCCATCCACCGATTAAGTTGCTACAGTTAAACTTAAATACCTCTTCTTTCCGACTAACTTCAGTTAAATAAATAATAAATCCTATGAAAATAATCCACATTGATATTGAAAAAAAGAACCATTTACTCATAAGACATCCTCCTTTTTATATTTTCTTTTGATAATAAAAGCTAGTTTCCTAAGTGCCAATCGTTCTATTTGCTCAACTTTATGCCTTGGAAGTTCAAGAATGTAAGCAACTTCCTCTTGAGTAAAGTGATTATCATGCCGGTGTTCTTTTGTTTTCATTATCTATATCTAGGTAAGCATTGAATATCAACAATTACATCAGAAGTTTGGCCTGTAATTCTGCGTTTTGCCATTACTGTAATTGCTCGTAAGTTGGCATCTTCACACATCCTAGTAGCTTCTATAACTTGTATTCTACTCATTTCAGATACTTGAGCTTCATAAAGATAAGCAACATTTGGAATATTACTAATAATTTGATTTGCTACTGGTGCAGCAAATACAACATCCTTTTTTGATTGAGGAGTAGAACAAGCTGCAAGTGTAAAAGTTAAAATCAAGACTAATTTTTTCATAACAATCCCTATTCATATAAATCAATAAAATTAGCGATAACTAAATAAGTAGAAACTTTACTCAAGTCTATATCTACTTTAGATCGCACCATATCTGCAATTACATCATCAATCTGATATACAGTTCTATTACGAGTCAGCCAACTGTTTTCTTCAGAACTTACTACAGTCTTTTTCAAAAAATTAAAATAAGTAACTTTTGACCAGTCTGTAGATTGTCCTTTTTTAAAGTTAGCTCGCACAACTCGAACATGATTCCCATGATTCCATTTCTCTACATAAGCACCAATACCTTTTAGACTCGACCAACTGCAATTACCTAAATAATTTATATCTGAACCGACTCGATAATCTGCCACAATTACTTGGCACTTGTTTGTAGGGTTGTCTATTTCAGATGCAACAAAAGATGTTTGAGCATTGGCAACCAAAGGAAACATTAACAAGATTAACAATTTAGAAATCAAGAATTATCTCCTTTCCCAAATTTTTCATCTAGTCTCTTTAGTAAGGATTCAAGGCGATGATTCCATAACTTAGAATCAACATTTGATGGCCATGTAACTAAGTATTCTTTAATAGTTTCAGTAGCCA